GGTATTACAGTATCAGGTGCTCAAGCAATTTATGTAGCAGAAAATTTAATTAAGTAATATGAAAATAGGATTTTGTGGAACAATGAGTGTAGGTAAAACTACAATAGTTAATGCATTAAAAGAATTACCTGAATTTAAAGAATATGAATTTAGAACAGAACGTTCAAAATATTTACGTGATTTAGGTATTCCATTAAATACCGATTCAACAGTAAAAGGTCAATTTGTATTTTTAGCTGAACGTGCTTCTGAATTATTTCACGATAATATCATTACTGATAGAACTGTAATTGATGTTATGGCATTTACTAGATTAGCTAAATCTATTCCGTATTATATAGCAGATGAAGTATGTCAAGCAGCATCTCATTTAATAAGAGAATATGATTACATATTTTATATTTCACCTAAAGGTGTAGAAATTGAGGATAATGGAGTTCGAACTACAGATGCAGAATATAGAAATGAAGTAGATAAAGAGATAAGACATATATTAAATAAATTTTCTCAAAGAAATCAAAAGATAGTAAAATTAAAGGGTAGTACTGAGGAAAGAATACAAAAAATTAAACAGACGTTATTTTCTTAATATTTATAAATAAAAATATACAAAATGAAAAAAACTCGTTTACTTGAAATCATACGTGAAGAAATTAGTGAAGCATTAAATGTGCTGGTAACTAACAAAAAAGGAGAAACTACAACAATGCCTTTTAATACTCCAGATGAGAAAAAAGCAGTAACAAATCTTAAACAAGATAGTAATATTTCAAATATTGAAACTACTGCTGGACAAAATATTAAAGAAACAGAACAATTAGATGAAATTGAACAATTAGCTGAAATGGCTAGTATAACTCAATTGAAAACACAGTTAGAAAAACAAGGTAAAAGTGATGAATTAGCAGCTGTTAAAGCCGCTGAAAGATCTACTATCGATAAATTAAAACAAAACCCAGTATTTTCGGGTGACGGTAAAAATGCAAGATTAAAAGGATATGTATCTGCACTTAAAAAAGAACTTAAAGCAGAACATAATATTGATTTACAAAAGTTATTAACAGCAGTTATGTTTGATGCTGAAGCTGCTGGAGATGAATTTAAAGATGATATCGCAACCAACACCATTGAAAAAAATGCAGCAGCACAAGTATTAGGTACAGAAAAAAGCACCCCAGGTCCTAAACCAAACCCAAACAAACCTGAAAAAGCTCCTTCAACAGGACAAAAAGGAAGACCAGCAGGTGCAGCTAAAGAAAAAGTAGCTACTCGCACACCTGGAGACGACGGATTTGATAATGTAAGCTATTCAGATGATGAAGAAGGACCATCAGCTCAAGATATAGCAGGTGATGAAACAGCAAAAGAATTATCAAACATCCCCGGAGATAAAAAAGAAAAATTCAATTTAGGTTTAAAATTTATTGGTAAATATAAAGACGATAAAGCCAAAGTTGATGCTTATTTGAAAAAAGCTAAAGACGAGTATAAATTTCCAAAAACAATGTTGGACGATTTAAAAAGAGCAGCTGGTAGAGGAGTTGAATAATGGTTAAAGACAAAATACTAAATATTAGAATATCGCACCTTATAATGGGTGCGATTATTTTATTTTTACTGTGGTTTGCTTTATTAAAACCAACAAAAAACGATTCATCTAAATATGATAAACAGAAACAACAAATTGATAGTTTAAATAATGTTTTAAATGGATTAAAAAAAGAACAAGTTGAATTAGATAAATCTATTAAATTCCATCAAACGAAAATAGATTCATTAGATTATGAAATAGATAGCACCAACCAACAAATAACAAATATACGTAACTATTATGGTAAAAAAATTAGGGATATTGCTAATTACACTCCTTCTCAACTTGACGATTTTTTCTCAAAACGATATAAATAAAGTTTGTTTTGATCAATCAACAGCTAAAAAAATAGCAGCTGATTTAGTTAAAGGGGATTCTGCAAAAGTAGAATTAGATAAAACAAAAAAACTAGTACTTCAATTAAATGAAAAAATAGTTGAAAAAGATAGTGTCATTTTATTCTATATAAAAAAAGATACTAACTATATCAATCAAGTAAAAAGTTATGCTGAAATAAAAGAAAAACAATCTATTTTAGTTACTGGTCTTGAAAAAGATAAAGATAAACTTATTACTGAAAATAACAATTTAAAAACAGGCCTTAAATGGGTTGGTGGAGGATTCGTGGGGACCTTAATTTCTTTACTTACATTTGCGTTAGTTAAATAATTTATGTCTGATTTAAAACAAGCGATAAGAGAAGAATATGTTAAATGTGCAGCATCACCTGCATATTTTATGAAAAAATATTGCTACATCCAGCACCCAAAACGCGGACGTATCCAATTTAATTTATACCCATTCCAGGAACGTGTTTTAACTTTATTCCAACAAAACGATTATTCAATTGTATTAAAATCTAGACAGCTAGGTATTTCTACTTTAGCTGCAGGTTACTCATTGTGGTTAATGTTATTTCATGAAGATAAAAATATACTATGTATTGCAACTAAACAGGAAACCGCTAAAAACATGGTTACCAAAGTTAAGTTCATGTATAATAGCTTACCTTCATGGCTAAGAGAAAAAAATAAACCCGCTGAGGAAAGTAAATTAACACTTAGATTAAATAATGGCTCTCAAGTTAAAGCCACTTCAGCATCAAGTGATGCAGGTCGTTCAGAAGCCGTTACTTTGCTAATAATTGATGAGGCTGCCTTCATTAATGGTATAGGTGAGATTTGGGCTTCAGCTCAACAAACCTTAGCTACGGGTGGGGGATGCATAGCATTATCTACACCTTATGGTACAGGTAACTGGTTCCATAAAATGTGGGTTGGTGCCGAGATGAGTGAAAATAGTTTTTTACCTATTAGATTACCTTGGCAAGTTCACCCTGAACGAGATCAAACATGGAGAGATTTACAAGATAAAGATTTAGGTATTAGAATGGCAGCACAGGAATGTGACTGTGACTTTAGTACTTCTGGAGATACAGTATTTTATTCTGAAGATATAGATTTTTATGGAAAAACTTATATAAGAGACCCGTTAGAAAAACGGGGAGTAGACCAAAACTTATGGATTTGGGAACCAGCGGATTATTCTCGGAACTATTTGATCGTAGCAGACGTTGCTCGTGGTGATGGTAAGGATTATTCAGGGTTTCATATCTTTGATATTGAAACGTTCACTCAGGTAGGTGAATATAGGGGACAAATCGGAACAAAAGATTATGGTCATTTGTTAGTGAGTATAGCAACTGAATATAATAATGCTTTACTAGCAGTTGAAAATTCTAATATAGGATGGTCTACTATTCAAACAATATTAGATAGAGGTTATCAAAATTTCTATTATTCACCTAAGGGTGGAAACATGACAGTTGATTCGTATTTTGATCCATATATGGATACAAGTAGAATGACACCTGGATTTACAATGTCGACAACAACACGCCCTATCGCTATTGGAAAATTCCAAGAAGCTGTAGGTGATAAAGGAGTTACATTTCAATCAATAAGATTACTTGAAGAAATGAAAGTATTTATTTGGAGAAATGGTAGAGCAGAAGCTCAATCCGGATACAATGATGACTTAGTAATGGCATTTTCAATTGGATGTTACTTAAGAGATACAGCATTTAAATTAAGACAAAGTGGTATGGAAATGACTAAAAGTATCCTTAACAGCATGTCTACTACTACAACAAAATATTCAGGCGGGTACTCAAATATGCCTCAATCTCCGGATGGCAATTATCAAAACCCATTTAAAATAAATAACCCTTATTCAAACGGCCAAGAAGATATATCTTGGTTACTATAAAAACAAAACATGGCAGATACTAAATTATTTTCAAGATTAAAAAGATTATTTTCAACTGATGTAATCATTCGAAATGAAGGGGGCAACCAACTTAAAGTAGTTGATATAAACAAAATTCAAGTTTCTGGTGAATATGAAACAAATGCCCTTGTAGATAGATTTAATCGTATCTATACTAACTCCCACACTTCAATTTACGGGTACCAAAGTAGCTTTAACTACCAAACCTTAAGACCTACTCTATATTCAGAATATGACTCAATGGATTCAGATGCTATTGTTGCTTCGGCTTTAGATATTTTATCTGACGAGAGTACATTGCGTAACGACATGGGAGAAGTGCTTCAAATACGAAGCTCGGATGAGGACGTGCAAAAAATTCTCCT